TAGGAACTACCAGCATAACTCAAAAGTTGGAGATAAATGGTGGTATAAAAATGAACTCCGGTTCTTTATTTGCCATTCCTAATGGTAATGGAGCTGGTGCAGCTATAGTTGTTTCTGGTTCTAATACTGTAGGTGGATCTTCTTATATAGATTTTCTGTCTGTAAAGAATTTATCATCCGGGGCCACTAATACCAATAAGTTTTTTAGAATAAATGGAACTGGTGGTTTTGAAATTATAAACAGCGCTTATTCTAGCACCTTACTTTCTTTAAGTGATGCTGGTGATATGAATATAAGCGGCTCTTTAACTATGCCTAACAGGCCAGCTTTTAGAGTAGTAGGAACAGGTGCCACTATATCTGCAACAACAGTAATATCTGGAAGTGCAGTATCTGTAGATTTTAATCAAGGAAATGCTTATAATTCTACAAACGGAAGATTTACTGCGCCTATAGCTGGATTATATCAAGTAAATGTTGTTTGTAGAACATCGGGTAACTCAAATCCTTCTGCACAAATTATAGTAAGAAAAAATAGTGGAGGAACAATAACATCTCAAATTATGCTTGAATGGGCCGCTAATACTACAGCAAATCACATAGGTGGCAGTACTATTAGTAAATTGGCTGTGGGGGACACTTTATATGTTGAGGTCACATTAGGTTCAATTTCATTTGATGGGAATGATAACTTTTCAGCCGCTTATATAGGATAAAATAAAAAGAAAAAAAAATAATTTTTTAAATCATCTTTATATATTTATATATACAATCAGTTTTTTTATGTTATACATTATCGGAATAATCATCGGAGTTACAAGTTTAGCAGCATTTTTATATTCTGTTATTAAATCCAAAAAAGTAAAAAAAGAAGAGCCTGAAGTTCCTGTTGTTACAACAGAAAATAAAAATATAGAAGTCTCTTCTGAACCTTCCGCTTTTGAAGTCAAAGCTCATTATTCTGTTGAAGATAAAGTTTTTGTATACAATACACCAACTACAGTAGTTGAAGCCGAAGAAACGCCTACTAAACCGGAAAAAAAAGCTAAAATGAAAAAAGTTAAGGCAGTAGAAGCTCCGGCACCTAAAAAATCTGTTAAAAAGAAAAAGAAGAGTGAATAAATTATTAGAAATTGCTTCAGCGTGGTTTTCAGCAGCAAATCCAACACCGGAACAAAAAGAAAAAGCCAAAAAGAGGCTAATAATTTGTCAAAGTTGTGAATTTAAAAGAGAAAATGAAACATTAAATATACATTATTGCGGGTTATGTGGTTGTCCTCTCAATAAAAAAATATTCACTCCTGTAGACGGAAGAACAGCATGTCCCAAAGGTAAATGGTCAGTATAAATTATAAAAAATGGCAGAAGTAAAAGAACTTACACAAGAAGAGTTAAAGGCTTTAAAAGAAATCAATTCCAAGTATAATGCTATAGTATTAGCTCTTGGTGAAAACGAAATTATTTTGTCGGACATCAATCTTAAGAAAGATCAAACCGAGAAAGAAAAAAGCTATCTTTTATCCGATTACAGTAAATTAAAGGTTGAAAGTGAAACTCTTTCGAAAACTTTAGTAGAAAAATACGGCCCAGGGTCGATTGATTTAGAAACAGGAAAAATACAGACTGTTTAATAGTTTTTCTATAGTGTTTTGAGAATTTTTTTTGATATTTATTAACGTATCAAGCTATATTATATTTTCAAACATTATAGAAAATGACAGAAAAAATCCTCTCTGCGGGTGTATATCAGAGTGAAAACGATCAAAGTTTTTACACTCAAGGAAATGCTACAACCGGTTTAGCAGTAGTCGGCCCCACCCAAAAGGGACCCGCTTTTGTTCCCATTGATGTAACCAGTTATTCTCAATTCACCAATTTATTTGGATCCGATGCCAGTACAAACTATACTACTCAAACGGTGTATAGTTATCTTCAGGCAGGAAGTACTGTAAAAGTAACTAGGATCCTCGGTAACGGCGGTTGGGTATATAACAATACTTACCAGTTGGCCGCAATTGTAACCGGCTCAACAATTTTATCTGTATTATATCCTACTCAGAATAATACTACAACTGTCGCATTAAATGGTGCGCAGATTACTGGTTCGTTCGGATCTTTCAATATTAATTTGACGGGTTCTTACTCTAAACTTTCGTTTAGTGCATCTTTAGATCCTACCTCCACGCTTTACATTTCTAAAGTTCTTGGTAATGATGCTAACCATCAGACTGGATCAGTTTTCCCGTATTTGCTTTTTGATAACTATATTTCTAGTGCTAGCATTGTACTCACTTCTTCTGTAACTAGTTCTTTCAAATTTACTACTACAGCTTGTACATTTACTAGTTCTTATGCCGGTGGTTATTCTCACGCAACTACTCCCTGGATTCTTTCAGATAGTGGAATTAGACTTTTCAAATTCCATCACAGGTCTGACGGATTTAAAACAAATACAGACGTTAAAATAAGTCTTAGCAATATTACTGTTGGTGCTACGCCTAGCACTTATTCTACTTTTGATATTCTTGTTAGAGCTTGGAATGATAGTGACAAATATCCTTCTATCTTAGAACAGTATATTGGTGTTAGCTTAGATCCTAATTCTGCAAACTTTATAGCCAAGATGATTGGCGATAAGTATCTTGAATATAATGATGTTCAAGGTAAAGTAATAGAATATGGAAACTACGATAATGTATCTAACTATATTAGAGTAGAAGTAGTAGATGGCGTTACCAATGCTACTGCCTATCCGCAGCTTATTCCTAATGGGTATGAAGCGGTGTATGAAACTATAGCTGGTATTTCTGGCTCTTACTTGCCTTCGGCAAGCGTATCTTTAAGTAATACAGGTTCCTACGTATATTCTGGATTTGATTATTCCAATACAGATAACTACAATTACCTTAATCCTGTTCCTCTTGAAGCTGGTGTAGGTCTTAATGCGAACTTTACCAAACCTTCTAACGATAATAAATTCATTATTCCGTTCCAAGGTGGATCTGATGGTATGAACTATGTTGTTATACCTAAGATCGGTTCGGCAATTGCTGCTGACGGTACTAACGTATTTGGATACAACCTTTCTTCTACTTCTGCCGCTGGATATATTTCCTATAAAAAGGCTCTTGATATCCTGGTTAATGCTGAAGAATATGTATTTGATCTGTTAGCTCTTCCGGGTGTAATCGATGAATATCACGGTGCTGTAACTGCATATGCACAGTCTATAGCAGAAACTCGCACAGATTGTGTTTATATCAGAGATCTTACCGGTATGAATAGTACTATTGTAACTGCTACTTCTCTTGCCGCTGGCATAGACTCTAGCTATTGCTCCACTTACTATTCCTGGGTTAAAGTGAACTCTGTCGGTAGTTCTAAACAGATTATAGTTCCTCCGTCGGTAGTTGTTCCTCAGGCATATGCATATAATGATAGAGTAGCCGCTGCATGGTATGCTCCGGCTGGTCTTTCTAGAGGTATTCTTGGTGCAGTTGATACTAGATTCAAACTCAGTAAATCTGATCGCGATACTCTGTATGCTGCTAGAATCAATCCGATTGCTAAATTCCCGAATACCGGTGTGGTTATCTGGGGACAGAAAACCATGCAGAAGAAAGATACGGCCCTTAATAGAATCAATGTTCGCAGATTGTTAATCGATCTCCGTACACATATTAATCAGATTGCTAAATACTTCGTATTCGAAAACAATACTGTCGCCACCAGGAATAAACTGGTCAACCAGATTGTACCTTATATGGAGAACGTTCAATCTCGTCAAGGTCTTTATGCTTTCAGGGTTCAGATTGATGAAACTTTGAATACTAATGATGTAATTGATCGTAACCAATTAGTAGGTAAGATCTTCGTATCTCCGACTAAATCGATCGAATTTATTCTGTTGGAATTCAATATTACAGCAACTGGCGCAACTTTCCAATAATCTAATATTTATAATAGAAATAAATTAGTATAAAATGCCTATTCTCTCTACAGATCAGATGCTCGGTACAATGTTCGAACCGATTTTACAACATAGGTTTGTAATGTCGATCGATGGTATCCCTGCTTATTTGATTAAGAAAATCAGTGGTATCGGATTCGATGACGGTGAAGTCATCATCGACCATATCAACTCTTACGTTAAATTTAGGGCTAAACGTAGGTGGAATGATATTACTCTTAGCCTTTACAATCCCGTTAGTCCTAGCGGCGCGCAATCTGTAATGGAATGGGCGCGCTTACAATATGAAACTGTAACTGGTAGAGCCGGATATGGTGACTTCTATTGGAAAGATATTACTTTCAACGCTATCGATCCTGTTGGTAATACTGTAAATGAGTGGGTGATTAAGAAAGCCTTTATCAAGAACGTATCTAACTTTGGAGACTGGGACTGGAGCGCTCAGGAGTATACGACAATCGAAATGACTCTTGGAAATTCTGGTATGATATTAAACTATTAATTTTCAATAATTTATAGGTCAAAACAAAAATTCCCCGCCAAAAGCGGGGATTTTGTTTTTTAAAAGGGAATATTTATATCAGTAAACTCCTCCAAATGTCTCCAAACAACGAAGCTTTTATAAAGCATGTAAAAAAGACCTGCAAAGAAAACGGTGTTAAATGCAGTCTTAGAAATGTCAAATATGTAAAAGCTACTCCGCAAATAAAGGCATCTGGGTATTTCGATGCTGAAGGAGATGAACAGCCGATCTTAGTGTGTTCCATGAAGAGTCCCCTGGCTTTTGAAATACTTGTTCATGAGTACGCACATGTCACTCAATGGATTGAACAATGCGATGCTTGGAAAAAAGGATTGTATAGTTTAAATTATGTGGAGGAATGGCTGTCAGGAGAATCCGTCAGAAATATAAAAAAACATCTAGCGAACGCTAGAAATTTAGAATTAGATAATGAAAAAAGATCTGTTAAATTAATAAAAACTTTCGATCTCGATATTGATATCGATTTGTATATAAAAAGAGCCAACCTGTATTTGCATTTTTATAACTATCTTCTTATCTCCAGGAGATGGGCTAAACCTGGAAAATTTCCTTATACTGTACCGGAATTTTTAGAGGCTTCTTCTAAAAGATTCAATATGAATTATGATAAACTTCCTAAAAAATTAGAAAAGCTTTTTAAAGAACACGATATATAGAATTTTTTATAGCACATTTGATATTTATTTATATATAATTTAATATGAAAGAAACACAAAAACTCAATACCCTCATCAAGAAAATACTGAATGAGGAAATCGAAAAAATTAAGGAAGAAGACATGGTAGTTGTTACTACTGACGGTACTCCCAGAACAGTCACCGGGGATCAAAAACGCACCATTACAAATGCTGGACCCGGAACTAATATCAGATATAAAAAACCTGGACAGACTGGACAGATGAAAGAAAAGAAAGATAAAATGAAAGGTGAAGAAGATCATTTACACGATCATAACGGAGAAGGCCCTTGCTCCACCTGCATGGCTGGCGAAATCTCTGAGATAATCGATAAGCTTAAAACGCTTTCTGAGGCCCCTAAAGACAAGAAACACGGAAGACATGCTATGAAGGCTATGAAGTATATGGAGGCCGCTAAAACGGCTTTAGAAGGCCTTATAGCGCATGAGGGAACGCTTGAGGAGAAAAATACTGAAGTTAAAACAAAAGATGCCGCAAAAAGTCTTAAAAATATTGAAAAGCATTTAAGTAAAGTGATCAGAGATAAAGACTCTGTATCAAAGATCATGAAAAAGATGCCTGTTGAAAAAGTTCTTCAAATGAAGGATAAGATTAAACAGAGTGGTAAAGAAGGTGTAGATGAAGAAAAAGTAGCTAAAGCTATTTTAAATGTGGCCTTAAGAGAGCAAATGGAAAAGAAAAAATAAAAAAAGATCCGCCAAACGGCGGATTTTTTTATGAAGTATATATTTATATATACAAAAGAAATGTTTATGTCTGATAATCAAGTTTTCAAAGCTCCCACACAACCGTTAGATTTACCTTCAAAAGGCCTTATTTATCCTGATAATCACCCGCTTAGATCTGGAATGATCGATCTGTATTTGCCTACCGCATTTCATGAAGATATTCTTACCAATAGGAACTATATTCAGCAGGGAATTGTCTTAGATAAATTTCTACAATCTATTATTGCTACTAAGTTTAATTATGATGATCTTCTCGTAGGAGACAAAAATGCTATCTTGGTAGGTTCTAGGATCCTCGCATACGGTCCTAGTTACTCTTTTAAGTACAAAGATCCTATTTCTAATCAGACTGAAACAGTTACCGTAGATTTAGGAGATCTTAAAAATAAAGAAGTAGATTGGGATTTATTCAAGAAAGGTATTAATGAATTTGATTTTGAATTGCCTATGTCTAAAGCAGTAGTGACTTTTAAATTGTTAACTAACAAGGACGAAAACATCATAGACGCAGAAGCCAAAGGTCTACAAAAAATCAATAAAAACATGGCTGCTGATGTTACAGTTCGTCTTAATAACACCATTGTAGCTGTAAATGGTAATAGAGAGAAGAAAGATATTAGAGAATTTGTGAAGTCTATGCCGATGAGAGATTCTCAAGAACTCAGAAAATATATATCTTCTATTACCCCGGATTTAGATATGAAGTTTGATTTTACTAGGTCTAGCGGTGAGGTAGTGGAGGGCCTCACTTTGCCGATGACGGTTGACTTTTTTTGGCCTGACCTTGGAGTATAGAGATGATATGTTTGAGGAAGTTCTTTGGTTATCAATGAACTCCGAAGGCGGAATATCTTATACGGAAGCTTATCATATGCCAATAGCATATAGAATACGAAATATTAAAAAAATTTCAGAGATCAATAAAAAGAAAAATGAAGAAATAGAAAAAGCTCAAGGTAAAGGAACTAGTTTAAGCATGGAAGATCTTGCTAAGAGGAGAGAACAATTACCTGCTGATTTTACAAGCCCCAAAAGCCGCTAGAAAATAGCGGCTTTTAATATTTATATTTAAAGCAATACATATGGCCTCAAAAAGCGTTAGCTCCGGATCTATAGATACTCAAGCATTAGAAAAAGAATTATCAGCAGCTAAAGATCTTGTCGAAGCAATAAGGACAGAAATGGTTGATATAAATTTTGAATTTATTAATCAAGTAAATTCAGCAAAAGAATTAGCCAAATCGATGAAAAATTATAAAGATGAAATGGCAAGAATTTCTACAGTATCTACCAAAATAAACGCAATACAGGATGATTTGTTGGCTATAAATGCGAGATTAGGAAATGAATATGTTAAAAGAGGCAGATTAAATCAATTGATGGAACAACAAAGTACTATTGCCTCAAAATTAGAAAATGAACGAGTACAAGCAGAAGAAAAAAAGACATTATTACAAAATGCAAATACAAAAGCTACTATAAAGCAAAGAACCGAGGCAGAAGAACTATTACGAACGGTTCAAAAAAATATAGCGGCTAATGAAAGTAATAGAGTTGTATTACAATCTATGTTGAATACTCTAGATAAGTTTAATGATAAAGCCAGAGAAACAATTACAAAAGCTAAAGTACTAGCAAGGGTATTTAGTTCTATATCAAAAATACCTATCATAGGTCCTTTATTAGATGCGTCTAGAGTAGCTGATGCCTTTTTAGAAAGTAAAAAAGCAGGATATAAAGAATTAGGAGAACAAGTTAAAACGGCTTTTTCTAGTCCTGTTTTATTAGGAGCGATGGCTTTTGCAATCTTTTCTAAATTGTTTGATTTATTAAAATCTATTACTAAGCAAGTTTTACTTTTTGATGAGAATGCTACTAATATAGCAAATAGTATAGGCATTTCTAAAAAAGCAGCGCAAGGATTATTAGAAGAATTTTATAATGTAGGCGATGAAGCAAACAAATTGCCTGGGTTATTAGATTCATCTTTTCTTAGTATGACTAATGCTGGTAAGGCAATGTCGTCATTACAAGAAAGTTTTGGCACAAGTGCCGCTTTTTCTAACGATTTGTTACAAAGTCAAATTTTATTGACTGAGCAGATGGGTTTAAGTAAAGAGGATGCCGCTGGAATTCAAAAATATTTCTTTTTATCTAATGTAAACGCTAAAGGTGTTTTAGATACCATAACAAAACAGAATAGAGCATTTATATCTTATAGAAAATTGATTGGTGAGATAGCAAATGTGAATACTGAAATATCTGCGGCTTACAAAAATCAACCCGAATTATTAGCTAAAGCCGCTATAGAAGCTAATAAAATAGGTATGTCGCTTAATGATACTAAAAAAATATCTGACAGCCTTTTAAATTTTGAATCATCGATAGATGGAGAACTTAAAGCAGAACTTCTTACCGGTAAACAATTAAATTTTGAAAAAGCAAGAGCTTTAGCTTTAGATGGAAAGTCTGCCGAAGCCGCATCTGAATTAGTCACTCAATTTGGAGGCATAAATCAATTATCTAAATTAAATGTTATTCAAAGAAAGGCTTTAGCAGAATCCATAGGTTTATCTTCAGAAGAATTAACTAAATATGCTCAACAAGAAGAGATAATAAAAAAATTAGGAGCTGGTAGTCTTGACAATTTAAAAGAAAGACATAAAAATCTTATGCAGATGGGCAAAACAGAAGAAGCTAATGCTCTTCTTGCGTCTATTAGAAAACAAGAGAATGGAGAAATGTTAGCTCAAGATATAGCTAGAGCCACATTAAATCAAAGATTTGAACAATCTATTACTAGAATAAAAGAAATATTTGTAAATATGCTGTCCGGACCAATTACAGGGTTTTTAGAAAGCTTTGGTAATATATTAAAACATACTACTGCTATAAAATGGATGTTGGGAGGTTTAGTTATAGGTGCTATAGCTTTAGCTGGTGCATTAACAGCAGCAGCAGTAGCATCTTCAATTGCTTCTGGTGGAATTACTGCGTTATTAGGTATGATTGCTGCTGCTGGTATAGGAACAGCCGTAGTGGCTGGCGGAGCAGCTGTAATATCAGGATTAACCGACACGAAGGTTCAAGATTCAGTAATAGGTCCTTCTGGAAATGTGATGATATCAACACCTAGAGGAAGGATTGTTCCAGATCAAAACGATTCTATTATAACAACAACTAATCCTAGTGGTCTTTTAAACGGTAATAGATCTATGGATACGTCTAAATTAGAAAGTAAATTAGATGAACTTATAAATACAGTAAAAGTAGGTGGAAACGTATATATAGACAGCGTTAAATCCGGTACAGCTTACGGAATGGGTTACAGTTCTTACGCTTAATGATATTTATATAAAAATAGAAAGACATGTCAACTTCTTTAAGAGATTTAAAATCTAAAATGGGCTATTTTAATGGTGGAAGACCCGATAATTTCGAACTTGGAGCCGGTTCTACTCTCCATTTTACTTCTTCTACTAATGGCAAACCTCCGTTTGCATCCTATAAAGATGCATATTTGAGAAGGCAGAGACCGGTAAATCCGGCTTATCTCTTTCCGGAAAACCCCGTAAAGTATCTCGATAATCCTCCGCACTAATGCCGTCTTTAAGAGATCTAGTTAATAATCTATCTTCTTTTAATTATTATACCGGAATAGGTAATTTTACTCAAAATAAAATACCTTTTGGCGACGATAATTTAAATGGAGATAGTAGTAATCAGCCTTATGTCGTAACTCCTCCTGGATTTAGATGGAGTCCGTCAAATATAGATGATGGATTCCTTCAATTTGGAGCAGCTACGGTAACTACCAGAACAGCGGCTGATGTTCTTAGGATCAGTAAGTTTTTAACTACTCTTCCTAAAGGACCTCTTTTTCTTTTAAAACAGGTCGGTTTACAAAGATCTGGTCCGCTGTTACAATATTATGACGTAACGAAATCTACGAAAACTGCACCTTTTGATACTAGAGCTTATAATCCTTTAGGTGCGACTATGCTTGCACAAATTGCAGGAAATGGAATTGGCGCTAGATACCTGCGCCATGGAATGGTTCCAAGACAGTCTGACACTACATTATATGAAAATACTGTACGTGAAGCGGATAGAGAGGATCCTGCAAAAGGTAATAGATTGTCTTTTTTATCTAATGTTCTTACCGATATAGGATCAAAACAATTTAGAGAAAGTTTTATTTTAAAATATCCAGGCGGATCAGATTCATTTTTTGGTATAGGAGAAACTACTATCAAAAGGTATTATAATACAATGGTAGATGTTGCTTATAATACAAATGATAATGGTTTTATTAAAATGCCTATTCGTGATATTTTAAGTTTTAAAAACGGAACCGATACTACAGCAATAGAACCAAATCAAAATACTTTAGGAGTAGAAATAGATCCTGATCAAAAAATAGATTTTAGAGTTTATAAAAATCAACTTCTTTCTTATATAGGTGGCGGAGTTCAATTAGCCACGACTGATTATAAAACTTATAATTTAGAAGACAGAATAGGAATTTCTAAGAATAGACCTGCCGAAGATAGATACGATTATAAAAGCGATAGTAATTCTACTCAAGATAAAGTCAATAATATAAGTTTATATTATAGCAATGGCCCTAGTGGAGACGGCACTATTAAAGATTTTAATGGTAAAATAGTACCAGGATCTACAGATAAAAATCAATCTGATATAGGAATAAGAGATTTAATAAAATTCAGAATTAAAATTCTAGATAATAATGCACCGACTAAAGGTGTATATATAATTTTTAGGGCATACATAAGCGATGTTAAGAGAAGTGTTACATCTAAATGGAATGAATACGGATATGTAGGAAGAGGTGAACAGTTTTTTATGTATGATGGTTTCTCAGAAAATATAACATTGACCTTTACTATAGCAGCTTCTAGTAGAACTGAAATGAAACCGTTGTATCAAAAGTTAAATTATTTGATTTCTAGTATGGCACCTGAATATTCTAGTAAAAACAATATGAAAGGTAACATAGCAGAATTGACAGTAGGTAATTTTATAATATACCAGCCTGGTATTATTACTAATTTTAACATGGATGTGCCTAATGATGTTAGCTGGGAAATAGCCATCGATGAACCGGAGCAACAAAAAGACAGCGATATGCAGGAACTTCCGCATATGTTAAAATGCAGCATGGTGTTTAGGCCTGTTTACAATTTCTTACCGCAAAAATCTAGTCAATCGCCGTTTATCGGTATTGATCTTTATCAAAATATTAAACCTGGACAAAAATGGTTAACTAGCGGCTATTCATCGTTAGTTACTAAATATTAGTTTTTCAAATGAGATACGACAATACTATAATACTAAAAGATGAAGAGACTAATAAAAGATATTTTGGTTCATTAAAATATCCTAGTATACCATATACTGATAATGATTTTTATATTATTACAGTTCACGGTGATAGATTAGATCTTTTAGCCGATAATTATTATGGTTCTATTGACTATTATTGGATTTTAAGTTATGCTAATAACATAAAAAATGGTAGCATATTTATACCTCCCGGTACACAATTGAGAATACCCGGAAATCTTTCCGATATTTTAGATTCTTTTTATGCGTTAAATAACCCTTAAATGTTTTGTTTTTATGTCGATATTTAAAGACACTTTTCCTGATCATGTCCAAAAACAAATAAATGCTAGGCAAAATCTGATTAGTTATGACGGCCCCAGGCCTCAGGCTTTTCATCAATATGTTTTAGGAAAAACTCCCTGGGTCAAAATGACCTCTTTTGTCGATTATAAAGGCAATTCTAATTTAGCAAAAAATTATGTTTTAAAGGGAGGAACCCAAAGTAAAATAGGTTTAAAAAGGGGTGTAGAAGGATTAGCTTCTGTATCAGGCAGTCAAGCTGCTTATAAACAAGATCCTCAATTTGGTTTTAGACCCATGCCTGGAATAACAGAAGTAAATGTTAGATCAAGAGACGCATACGGTTCACTCAGAGAAGCCACAGTAAAATTTTATGCTTGGACATTAGAAGATTTGGAGAATTTGATTATTCTTTATATGCGTCCGGGTTATCACGTATTATTAGAATGGGGATTTTCTCAATATCTTGATGTCGATGATGATACATCTCCGGTCAGCAAGTATATAGTAAAAACTTTTGACGAACCTCTTATAAATATTTTTGACGGCTCTCCAAAAATAGATACTATCTATCGTAAAATACGAGAATTGAATATAGCGACTAAAGGTAACTATGAGGGGATGTTGGGTGCTATAAAAAATTTTGAATATACTCTTTTAGAAAACGGTGGATTTGAATGTACTACTACATTGATAAGCTTAGGTGAAGTCATCAGTTCTATTAAAATGAATGCAGATAGCGGAATAGATACTAATCTTAAGTCTAGTATAGATGAAAATAAAGATGTTAAAGACGATTTTGAAAATGCATTATATCAATTAGCTTTTGGTAGTGCAATAGGCGCTACTACTGATCCGCCTATAGCCTCAGAATTGAAAAATAAAGCCCCTAATTTATTTACAAGTGGAATATTAGATGATAAAATATTATCATTTAATATTTTTCCATTAAACATGGGACCCTCACTAAATACAAATACTCAAACGACACCTGCGCAGAATAATACAACACCGTCTAACGCACAACAAGATTTAAGTCATAATGCTAATTTGGATCCTATTAATGGTTGTTATATACAACTAGCTTATTTTATACATTTTATAAATCAAAAGCATAATCTTTTTATAAAAAATGGTGAAAAATATATAGACTTTGAAATACCAGTTAATACTTTACCTAGTAATTTTGGTAATGGATTGTGTTTAGCTTCAGATAATTCTATGACCATAGATAATTCTAGTTGTATAATATTTAATCCTTATGCTCTTTTTAATAACAAGAATTTTATAGGGAATAACGGGTTCGATCCATTTATGGTCAATTCCAGAGATGTCAATTCAGGTAAAGCAAACATGAAAAATTATATTTATCATGATTCCAGTCAAAAAAGTTACGGTATTATAGGAAATATATATGTTAATATAGGTAAAATATTAAGTATATATAGGTCGGTACATAAACAAAATAAAGGACAAGTTTTTTTCGGTCCCTTAATGAAGGGAATTCTTGGAGAAATAGAATATGCCTTAGGGTCTATAAATTCTTTTGATATTTTCACTATAGACAATAAATGTGTTATAATGGATAAGCACTATATAGATCCTAATCCTAATAACAAATTTGTATTGAATATATTAGGTAATAATACTATTGCCAGGGATCATAAGGTACACTCTAGAATTTATCAAGAACAAAGTTCAATGATTGCTATTGCTGCGCAAGATAGAGAGAATTTAGGTTCTTATCAAACATCTACTTATGTGGCAATGAATAAAAATCTAAAAGATAGATTAGTAGTTAATATGGACTATACAGATCCGGTATCTAAAAATGACTCGGATCAGTTAGCTAAAGAAAAAAATATATTTATCAATAATTGTCTTGTTCTTTTTGATTATGTAAGAGATTATATTTTAACAGGAACTCCTCCTTTAGCAGGATCACCTACTTTGTCTTCTTTAAACACCTTTCTTAATTCTCTTTTAGTTAGATTAGAAAGAGCAACTGATTATAAAGGTATAGTGCCTATGGCATTAGAAGTTAAACTGGATGGTATTGCAGGAATAATTATAGGAGATGTTTTTAAATTAAATGCTAGTGTTTTACCTAGAGAATATAGAGATAAGTCAGTAGGATTTATTGTAACAGGATTGTCTCATAATATTGTTAGAGCTGATTGGACCACTACAATAACGGCTCAATTTTGTTTATTAGATGACCATGCTAGAAATAAAAAAATAAAAAACTACTCCAATCAATTTTATAATGACGCAGCAGCTCGGGTTACTCAAAATAAAGTCGCCATAGAAAATGCAGCAAAATCTTATAATATATTAATGGCATTTATTCATGATTTTTTTGCGGACGAATTTAATATAGTCGAAACAAAAAATTTAAATAAAATATCTATACATTATCCTACTGTAAGATCTTTATCTAAACCAAAAATTCTCAAAGCCATAGCTAATTCATACAGTATATCAGGTAATGATGAATTAGATCTTACTCAAGATATAGCAAAATTGACTTATTATGGTGCTGCTAATAATCAATCTATTTCAGCTCCTACTGGATTTTTTAATGTGAATAGTCAAGTTAATAATACAGATGATATTCCAATAACTACATATCTAAATAGATATGGAAATCCTGGAGTTAATAATTATGAAGATATAGATTATATGAAAACAGTATATAACTACATAAGTGAAGTTGTTAAGAGAAATAAATATTATTATAATATGCAAGCTGTACCAGAAATACAATCTAAGTTTGATGCTGATTTTGCTTTTATATTACAAGTTTATAGTGAATTATATGATCGATTTAGAGCTTTAGTTAAAATGTTTACAACTTTTACTAATCCTACTATTTTTATTCGTCCCGGAATTATTGATCCTTCATTTCTTACTGCATACGAAGGTATTCATAGTGATGTAGTTATTCATTATTTAAATCCTAATTCTTATGATACTTTAGGAAAACTGGACACGGCTAAATTAAGTACTAATTCTACTCTTATTATTACTTTTGATGATCATACCTATAAAAAAGATGCCATTCATTCTTCTTTACAATAATATGTAAATAAAAATATGTATTATCCTCCGTCTGAAATAACTCCCAATTTAAGATCCACAGGAGCAGATTTAGTATATAAGGATACTTTAAAACCTTATAAAGGATATTATTATGCTACATCTGATGGTAAATACTATACTGGTGCTACTTTTAATTTAGAGGCTAAAGAATTAATAAAAAACAATTCAAATATCAACGTTGAAATAACCACTCCTGATTCTTATATACCGATACCAACCCAGGATGATTATAATAAAGGCTATATAACAAGATATGCCATGAAAAGAGTAAATAGTGGTTATGAAACAATTAAAGAGATCAATCAGGAAGATTATAATAAAAGTTTATCTAATCCTTTATATACTCAAGTCTCTTTTAAGTGGAAAATAACAGGACCTATAAATGATGTTTTTTATAATATGAATTTGCCTGTTGATGGCATAATAAGCACAAATCAAAAAACTTTAAAGAATTTAGAAAGCAAAATACCTGGAATCAGCCAGTATTTTAAAAATTTGGTTCAATACGCCAAATAAATTACTTTTGTCTCAAAGGCTTAAGTTGTGTATTATATAATAGAGACGAAAGAACAATTAGAAAAATTTTCGAAATACGACTTTTCCAAGTGTGTGGTTGATATTGTTCCTCACAACGATCACTGCCACAATAAAATATCTCCTATTTGTCTTGTTTATATTAAACCTTTTCGTTCTAGAACCGGTTTTATTCTACCAATCGATCATGAAGAAGCCTTTTCTTTACCTCTAGCCGACGTAGTATCGTTTATAGACCATACAGTAGGCCAAATTTACGCTGTAGACGCTAAGAGGTTCCGATATTATTTTAATAGGAAAGAGGCCTTATTTTGCCTAAAAACAGGCTTATACTTGAAATCTGGGAAGATCCTGGATGAATCTTCCTTTAATACTAAAGCTCATAGATATTTTCAACAAAAATTCGGTAATGATTTGGCGGTAAATAAACTTATTCCCATAAGTAAACATTATGAAAAAATGCAATCTTTATATTCCTCTTTTGAGGATATAGATAAAATGTTTACTCGAGGCTACCAGAAATTTTATTCTGATATGGCTGTAGAGATATTCTATCAAATAGAAAAGAATGGAATTAAAGTAAATCAAAAGGAATTAAAAAAGCATTTCACTCTTAAAGACCCCCTGTTTTCTATTAAAGATGATATTATATACTCTTCTTATAATATGTTTACTGTTACGGGTAGGCCATCTAACGCTTTTAATGGGATAAATTTTGCGGCTTTAAATAAAGAAGATGGCAGCAGATCGGCAATTCGATCTAAGAACAACTACTTAATAGAGTTTGATTATTCGTCTTATCATTTGAGGATATTATGTGAACTCATTGATTATAAGTTTGATGAGACGGATATACATACACATCTAGCCAAAAGCTATTTCGAGAAAGACGAGATATCAAAGGAAGAATACGATGAAAGTAAAAAATTGACTTTTAAGCTTCTTTATACAGAAACCGATATTCCGGAGTTAGAAAATGTACCTTTTATATGGAAAGTTCGGGAATTTAAAAACACTTTGTGGGATAATTACAAAAAAACTAAAAGGTTAGATAGTCCCATTTCTAAAAAACCTATAACAGGGATAGAATCTAAAACTCAAATTCTCCCGTATCTCCTTCAGAATTACGAGACGGAGAGAAATATAATGATCTTAAGCGAGGTCTTAAAATGCCTAGAGGGTAAAAAAAGTGAATTGGTATTATATTGCTATGACTCATTTCTGATCGATTATTCCAAAGAGGACGGTAAAGAGCTTTTAAACTGTATCCAGGAGACTTTAGAACAAGGAGGTTTTGCAACTTCATGTAGGTATGGTAAAAATTATCAAGAAATGAAAACCTTGTGATGTTTTAATAGATTCGTCGATATTTATATGTGTTATACATTAGTATAAAGTTATAAGTAATACTCGATTGAATAAGTTATTTTGTACTTTTTCTCCTAAAGATGCGCTAGACGAAACATTGACTAGAATCAATTCCACTTATACGGTGAAATATTCTAAGATTTTTGTTTTAGAAATAGTCGACGGCACAGAATACGTATGCACTTATAATATCGATATAGAAAATACCGATAGATCGAGAATGATCCCAGGCACTATATTGATGCATAGGAGGAAAGAAACAGACACTTTATATACTATAAATTCTTTAAATCTGCTGATAGCCAATTTAAATAACGGTATCGTAGATAAGACTTATAAAATTAACTGGAACGATTACCGGAATAGCATTCTGTTAAACCGTACTGGCTTATTCACTAGGCTGAATACTAAAATCCATAAAATAATTTCGTTGAATTAAACGAAAATTTTTTTTGGTACTGATATTTTTTGTAACTTTGTTTTTCACTTTTAAAATTTAACTTTCATGTCAAACATTGATCTGATCAAACAGCGACTGTCGAAAATGCAATCAAAAGGTTCTAACAACGGAGAGAAAATAGATTTCAAAACTCTCTTCTGGAAACCAAAAATTGGTTCGCAAGTAGTTCGAATTGTTCCGCGCAAATCCAACCCCGACTATCCCTTTGCGGAAGTCTCTTTCCACCAGTACAACGTATTCAAGAAAAGCATCTATTGCTTGGAAAATTTTGGTGAGAAAGACCCTGTAGTTCAGCTTGTAAAAGAACTTTACAACGAAAACACGGCAGAATCCAAAGAATTAGCTAAAAAAATCGGTCCTCGCTACAAATTTTTTGCTCAAGTAGTAGTACGTGGGGAAGAAAATCTCGGAACCAGGATTTGGGAGTTTAACAAAACTACCTATGAGAAACTTCTCACTATTATGGCTAATGAAGATTACGGCGAAATCGACAACATCGTAAGCGGCACGGATCTTACGGTAGAAGGTTATAAGGATTCTGTAAAAATTGGTAAGAAAGAAGTGGAATATATTGCGGTGAATATCACACCCAAAAGGAATTCTACTCCTCTGGCTAAGACTGAAGCCGAAGTAAAGGCCTTCCTCGAAAATCAAAAGGATATTCTCGAAATTTACAAGAGGTATTCTTACGAGGATATTAAGCAAATGCTTAAAAACTATATTAGTCCTTCTGATGCCACCGCTCAGAAGTCTGATGATGAAGTTGAAGAATCTTCTGAAGAAGTAACAGTATCGGCTCCTGAGACCCAGGAAGAAGATGATACGCCTCCGTTTACTCCTGATCCGCCTAAAGGCAGTTCTAACAAAAAAGGAACGCATAAAAACGCATCGGACAAGTTTAACGAAGTATTTGAAGACGAAGATTAATTAAATTCATATGTCTGGAGAAACAAAAAATATCAAGGGCGCTGTAACAAGCGCTCTTGATAAAAAATCGCGTACCTTTGACTTAGATAGTTTTAAGAAATCCAAAAATCTTATTGACAATACTAAGTTTAAGAAGACGGAATGGATACCGTTCTCACCGGCTTTTAATAATGCTATTTCTTTGCCGGGATATCCAAAAGGCCACATCACAATCATTAGAGGTCATAGTGATACTGGGAAGACTCTTGCTATGATTGAAGCTACGGTAGCTGCTCAAAAAATGGGACTTTTACCTATTCTCATTGTTACTGAGATGAAATGGAGTTTCGAACATGCTATTCAGATGGGATTCCAAGCAGAGATGAAACCGGATCCTGAAACTGGAGAAGTTAGTTATGGCGGAAATTTCATTTATGTCGATAGATCGTCTCTTTATACGATTGAGGATGTAGCAAATTTCATTACTGATATTCTTAGTGAACAAAAGAAAGGAAATCTTCCTTTTGATCTTGTTTTCCTTTGGGATTCTGCTGGTTCTATCCCTTCTTTGCAAAGCGTAGAGTCTGGAAAGAACAATGCAATGTGGAATGCTGCTGCAATGTCTACGCAGTTTGGTAATTTCATTAACCAGGAGTTTACTCTATCTAGAAAAGCTTCTAATAAATTCACAAATACTTTTGTAGTTGTGAATAAAGTGAGAGTAGAATATCCGGTTAATAATCCTAATGAAAAACCCAAAATGAAGAATAAAGGTGGTGATGCCATGTATTGGGACGCTACTTTGGTTATTACCTTAGGTAATATAACTAATTCTGGTACTTCAAAAGTTGAAGCGCAGAAAGATAAGAAAACAGTTGTGTTTGCTAAGAGGACTAAGATTTCAGTAGATAAAAACCATATTACTGAATCTACAACTTCTGCTCGTATTGTAATGACTGCCCACGGATTCATCGAAGATACTCCTTCGGCAATCGAAAAGTACAAGAAGGAACATAGATCAGAATGGCTTTCTATCCTGGGAGACGGTGAAGTTCACGTTTATATGGAAGAAGATATTCCTGAAGATAAAACTCCCTCTGCTGAATACACAATAGAAGATTGATATGGATAAAAACAGACTTCTTGATATTTTTTCTAAAATAGATAAGGAAGAATCCAAACCCAATTTTCATCTAAATAGCAGGATTCTTCTAGTCGATGGTATCAATACTTTTTTAAGAGGGTTTGCTGCTGTTACTAGAAGTAATCTTATGGGCCATGATGTTGGTGGAATTATAGGATTCCTAAAATCTGTAGGCCATGCTATTAAGATATTAAATCCGACTCGGGTCATCATCGTATTTGATGGTGAATCCGGGTCGGTTAATAGAAAATATTTGTATCCTCCGTACAAAGCAAACAGAAATAGACCAAGAATATTAAATCGAAGATCTTTTGATAATAAAGAAGATGAAGATGAATCTAAATACGAACAAGTAGTTCGTTTAATGGATTATTTATCGTATCTTCCTTTGATATCTATTTCTATAGATCGATTAGAAGCAGATGATGTTATTGGATATATAACTGAGCATGTACAAAGAGAATATGATGATGCTAATGTTTATATAATGTCTACTGATACTGATTATTTACAGCTAATAAATAATCGAGTAAAAGTTTATAGCCCTATAAAAAAGAAAATATATGAAATAGGAAACGTTCTTGAAGAATATCAAGTACATCCTATTAATTTTCTTCTGTATAAGATTTTGATTGGCGATGATTCAGATAATATTCCTGGGGTTAGTGGGTTAGGTGAAAAAAATACTCCAAAACTTTTTCAGCTTTTATCTGAAAGCGAAGCTAAAAGTATCGAAAATTTATACGATCTTTGTGAACACCCTCCGAAAAAATCGGTTTTATATGAAAGGGTGTTAAATGTAAAAAATGATCTGGATATTTTTTATCGTCTTATGGATCTCAAAGAGATAAACATTACAGAAGATGATGAAAATAAAATACAGAGCATATATCATTCTCCTATTCCGATTTTTAGGAAATATGATTTTATCAAACTTTATAATCATGATAAGATGGCGGATAATATCCCCAACTTAGAAGTTTGGTTGAATTTGTTTTCGGTTTTGAACAGTTACAAATAAAATCTATACTCTATGACAGCAAATAAATTGGAACAATACGGCCACCAGTTCCAAATCAAAGTCTTGTACTCTCTCCTCCAGGATAGACCATTCCTTCAGAAGATAGCTGATGTTTTAACAGGCGATTATTTTGAATCTCCTGCACACAAATGGATTATCAATTCTGTTTTAGAATACTATGCAAAGTATCATACGTATCCTACTATGGAAGTTTTGAAGGTAGAAATGAAGAAAGAAGAGAATGAGGTACTGAGAGTTTCTATCAAGAATGAATTAAAACAGATTTATACTACTACTCACGACGAAATCGAATATGTAAAAGAAGAATTTTTTAATTTTTGCAAAAACCAAAGGTTAAAAGAAGCTTTATTAACGTCAGTCGATCTTCTTAAAGACGGAGAATATGAAGGGATAAGGAAACTTATCGACAATGCATTGAAATCCGGTAACGATAAGAATATCGGCCATGAATACGAAAAGGATATTGAAACGAGATTTAGGGAAGAAGAGGATCATAAGATACCTTTCCCTTGGAAGGTTTTCAACGATATTACAGACGGCGGAGTAGGATATGGAAATCTCATGCTTCTGTTTGCTCCTCCCGGCATAGGTAAAAGTACTGTTGTATGTTGCATAGCTGCAAACGCTGTTAAGTTAGGTTATAAAGTCATTTATTATACTCTCGAACTAGACGAGAGGTATGTAGGTAAAAAAATCGATTCTATCCTCACTGGAATCGACATCAAGAAATTAAAATTTCATAGGAAAGAAGTAACTAAAGCAATCCAGGAATTACCCGGAAGAATAATAATCAAAGAATATTCTCCTGGTCGCGCTTCTCTAGATACTATAGAATCTCACCTGAGGCAGACAGAGGCCAATAGCGAGTTTATTCCTGATCTGGTTATAATAGACTACCCCGATCTTTTAAGGGCCAGGAAGGTCCGCAAAGAGACCAAAGAAGAGATCGATGATATATATACCGATCTAAAAGGTCTCGCCAAAGACATGAAGATTCCATTCATTTGTCCTTCTCAGATTAATCGCATGGGTGCCAGAGACGAGATTATTGAAAGTGATAAGGTAGCAGGAAGTTTTGGCAAGATGATGATTGCTGACTTTAGTGTGTCACTTTCTAGAAAGCGTAAAGATAAAATCAATGGTACTGGTAGGTTTCATATCATGAAATCGCGATTGGGACCTGACGGAATGACCTATGCTGCCAAAATCGACCTTAGTTCTGGCGTTATCGATATATCGGAAGACCTTTATGATGAGGAAGAAGAACAAGATGGAAACGGGGAATTTAGTAATGACGATCTTAATAATCTGAGAACCAGATTGTCGAGAAGTTAAGTCGATAGATATCATATATATCGACTAAAAAAACACGGGCAATACTAAAAATTTAGTGTTTAGATAGCCTATTTATTCTTGCCTCTAATAATTTTTTGTTGTAATAATCATTAACCTTATAAAAATAAGAACATGGATTTGGGACTTGAAGCCTTGAGTTCGATTACAGTATTTAGTAAATACGCGAAGTATATTCCGGAACAGAAAAGAAGAGAAACTTGGGATGAGATTGTAGATAGATATGTTGAAATGATGGTCAACAAGTATCCTAAACTTGAAGATGTTATCATAGAAAAATCCAAATTTATCAGAGATAAGAAGGTTTTACCTTCTATGAGAGCGTTACAATTTGCAGGACCTGCTGCTGAGGTTAATAATTCTCGCATATATAATTGTTGCTTTTTACCTATTGATAGCATTCATAGTTTTAGCGAAACGATGTTTCTTCTTCTTGGAGGAACCGGTGTAGGTTATTCTGTACAAAAACACCATGTTTCTACTCTTCCTTCTGTAAAAATTCCTGGTAAGAAAAGAAATTATCTGATTGAAGATTCTATTATGGGATGGGCAGATGCGGTCAAAGTGCTTATGAAAGCATATTTAGAAGGATCGTTTATGCCTAATTTTGATTTTAGGAGCATTCGTCATAAAGGTGCTAGGCTAGTAACTGCTGGTGGCAAAGCTCCCGGTCCCGAACCTCTGAAACTTTGCTTAGCCCATATCCAGGCTATTTTAGATAGAAAAGCAGAAGGTGAGCAATTAACTCCTTTGGAATGTCATGATATTCTTTGTCATATTGCTAACAGTGTTCTTGCTGGTGGTATCAGGAGAAGTGCTATGATCGCTTTATTTAGCCACGATGATGAAGACATGATAACTTGCAAATATGGCGAATGGTATGAATTAAATGAACAGAGGGGAAGAGCAAACAACTCTGCCGTTCTTGAAAGAGGAAAAATTAGTCAAGAAGAATTTCTTAATCTTTGGAAACGTATTGAAGCCTCTAATTCCGGAGAACCTGGAATTTATTGGACCAACAATATTGATTGGGGAACTAATCCTTGCTGCGAAATCGGCCTCAGGCCTTATCAGTTCTGCAATCTTTGCGAACTAAATGTTTCTGATATTTCTAGTCAAGAAGATTTAAATGAAAGAGCAATAGCCGCTGCTTTATTTGGATCTCTTCAAGCCGGTTTCACAGATTTTCATTATCTCAGGCCTATTTGGCAAAAGACTACTCAGAAGGATGCTCTTTTAGGTATCGGTATGACTGGAATAGGATCTGGTGAAATTTTGAATTATGATTTGGAAGCCGCTTCACAATTAGCTATAGAAACTAATAAAAGGATTAGCGGTATTATTGGAACTAATCCTGCGGCTAGAGTAACTTGTATCAAACCTTCTGGAACTACAAGTCTTGTTTTGGGAACATCTTCCGGCATTCACGCATGGCATAACGACTATTATCTTCGCACCATGAGGTTTAATAAGAATGAAGATCTTGCTATGTATCTTATGGTCAATCATCCTGAATTGTGTGAAGATGATGTACTTAGGCCTCACGATACTTTATGCGTAAGAATTCCCGTAAAAGCACCTGAAAATTCTATTTTTAGAACAGAATCTTCTATTGATACTTTAGAAAGAGTTAAAAAATTCTCTCAGGAATGGGTTAAACCTGGACATATTTCTGGAGATAATACTCATAACGTATCTGCCACCATTTATGTAAAAGAAAATGAATGGGAAACTGTTGGTTCCTGGATGTGGGACAATAAAGAATTTTATAACGGTCTTAGTGTATTGCCTCATTTTGGAGGCAGTTATGCCCAAGCTCCTTTTTGTGATATAACTAAGGAAGAATATGATAAAAGAATTGATACTTTAAAAGCTCTTGATCTTTCTAATGTTATTGAACTCGACGATGCGGTAGATTTTGGTCAAGTTGCGGCCTGTGCGGGAGGACAATGTGCCATCGAATAAATTAATAGAGGGTGTTCATTACTATATAGACGAGCGGGGATACTTGGTATTCTCCGCTCTCTATTTAACCCAACGAGGATCTTGTTGTGGAAACGGTTGTTTAAATTGTCCTTATCAACCAAAAAATCAAAAAGGAAATAAAATTTTGAAAAATCGATAATAGTTTTTAATTTTGGTCTAAACAATTTGTTATGCATTTCACAAACCCAGACGGTCAAATTAGTAATGATGTATTGAGCATCACAATAGCAGGTCTTTGTTTAGGTATCGCTTATTTATTTCATTCTTTGTCAGAACAGAAAAAATTAAATGTAGAGCTGGTCAAATTTATTGTTACTGCAAGCGGAGCGTTAGAATATTTGAAAGAACATCTTGACGCAATCGAGAAAAAAGAAGAAGTTAAAAAATAATAGTTATGCAAGCGGGATCATTAGTTGAATGTATTAAAGGTTCTCCAGGAATCATTGAAGAAGGCAGTATATATACTGTGTATGATGTAGTAGGGGAAGGTCATCTAATATTAGTAGAAATTGAACCGCCTCCTCCCCATAATTGTTTTCATAGGGAAAGATTCAAAGAAGTACAACCTCCGATGGATATTATTAACCTCATAGAAAATATAATTCATGAATATCAAGATTAAAAAATTGCATCTTAATGCTGTAGTACCTAAGAGATCTACAGAATTTGCGGGTGGATGGGACGTAGTTGCGACAGAGATGATTCAAGATAGTAGAGATTTAGTGATTTATAAAATAGGATGGGCTATGCAACCCCCACCCAATTTTAAAATAACATTGGTTCCGCGTAGTTCCATCACTAAAACAAAATGGATATTACAAAATTCTCCTGGTCTTGGAGACGCGGATTACATGGGAGAATATCAATTTAGATTTAGATCTCTCCCTACAGGTGTTACAAAATTTATTGATTATAGTTTTGAATATGCGAAGCCGCCATTTGAGATAGGGGAACGGATAGGTCAAATATATTTAGAAGAAGTTATTCCTATCGAATTTGAAGAAGTAGAAGAATTGTCTTCCACAGATCGTGGAGAAGGTGGATTTGGAAGTACCGGTAATTAAAATGTACCAAAGCATATACTATTCATACAGAGACCGCATTTGTCATCTTAGGGATGATGCGGAAGGGTGGATCAAATTTCCATACAATCCCACTTATTATAAGTTGGCAGAGGATGGAGAATTTGCTACTTTGGATGGTAAAAGAGCCAATGCTACAAAGAAGTACGTCAAAGAGGACTTTGAACTCTACGAGAAAGATGTCGACAAGAATTTAAGTATTCTTCTTGACATTTACAGGGAAGTCGATGATGTACCGACCTATCATAACAGGATCTATCTCGACATTGAAACAGAAAGAGGAGAAGCGATAAATCTAGCATATTGTCAGAAAGCTCCGATGAAAATCACAGCCGTTGCGGTCTATGATGAAAATACCAAACATTACTATGTTTACATCCTGGATCTTTCTTCCGATTTGCAGTCTACTACAAAAGATGATACTACGGTTATACCATGTACTTCTGAAATAGAATTGCTTAGGAAATTTCTGGATAAATGGATTGAGATAGATCCTACCATTGTTTCTACTTGGAATGGAGATTCTTTTGATATTCCGTACCTGTATAACAGAATGAAAAAGCTTATAGGCCAAAAAGAAGCTAATAAGCTTTCTCCTCTGGGTATAGTAGATTTTGATGAAAGAGATGATAAGATGCCTTATAAGATAGCCGGTGTTAATTCATTCGATTATCTTAGATTGTATAAGAAATTTATTCCTCGCCAACAGCCTTCTTATGCTTTGGAAGCCATTTCCCAAAAAGAATTGGGTAAAGGTAAAATTAAGTATGAAGGAAGTTTGGATAGATTGTTCAAAGAGGACGTGAATAAATTTATTGAGTATAACGTTAATGACGTTCGACTTATTGTAGAACTAGATCGTAAAAAGAAATTCATCGATCTTGCTATAATGGTGTGTCATCTAGGTCATGTGCCTTATCATTACGTATATCAATCATCCAGGGTTGTAGAAGGGGCTATTATGACCTATTTGAAGAGGATGGACATTGTGTCACCCAATAAACCTACAACCAACGATCCTACCTTGAATGACATAGCGGAAGGTGAAGAAGATGACAAATTTGCCGGAGCATACGTAAAAGACCCCATACCTGGACTATATGGCTGGAATTTTGATCTAGACATTGAATCGGAATATCCCAGTGCTGGTATTCTTTTAAATGCGGGAATTGAAACATTTGTTTTCAAGGTTGTGACAGAAGATCCGTTTGATGATTCCTGGAATCTTCATGAATTGAAACAGAAGAACCCAGAGGATGTTGTTCAAGTAGAACGGTTAAACGGGATGATAAAAGAAGTTACTATTGAAAAGCTTATTAATGTAATAGAAAAAAACAATTTTACTATATCGCCTAATGGAGTAGCTTTTAATACTGAAAACAAAAGCATTCTCGCAGCGGTTATGGAATCTTGGTTTATCAAGAGGAAAGAGTTTAAAAAAACAATGATTAAATATGGTGAGGAAGGAAACACCAAAATGTTTGAATTCTATGATCTGTATCAAAATGTGATGAAGGTATTTTTGAATAGCATCTATGGATGCTTGGGACTAAAATCTTTTAGATATTCAGATGGTAAGGATTATTTGGCTTCAGCTATTACTGCAACTGGTAGGGTTATTGTTACGAGGTCCGCCGATTTTGTAAATGATAAATATAATGCGGAATGTAGTACAGACAATGATTATGTTCTTATGTCTGATACAGATTCGCTTTATGTTGACGCTAGAAGCGTTTTAAGGCATCGTTTTCCCGAGATCGATCTTAATGATGATAAAACCTCTATTGAAAAATTGAGACCAATAGCGAAGGAATTTGCCGATACTCTCAACGAATACTATGCTTCTTATTTTACCAAAGGATATTTTAACTCCGATAATAATCGGGTTAGGATCAAATCCGAGACGATTTCTAAAACTTTATATATTTCGGCTAAGAAACAGTATGCACAATATATAGTAGACAGAGAAGGTGTGATCGTTGAAGATTTTGATTTCAAGGGTCTTGATGGTATGAAAAGTTCTTTTCCTAAATTGTTTAGAGAATTTTATCAAAACTTAGTTAAGAACTTATTATTTGGTAAAAAGAAAGATTTTGTAGATGAACTCATTCTAAACTTTAGGGAGAAGTTTAAAACGCTTTCTCTTGAAGAAGTGGCTAAACCTACAGGAATAAAAAAGTATAGAGAATATATTGGCAAGGCTCCAGGTGCCGGTCAGATATTTAGTACAACCAAATTACATTGTCCAGTAAATACCAAAGCGGCTATTTATCACAATGATTTGTTACGATTTAAGGGAATGCATAGAACTTTCCCTATTATTCAGGCAGGGGATAAAATGTTGTGGGTTTATTTAAAAGATAATCCTTATAACATAGATGTTTTGGCTATAAATGGTTATGAACCCTGTCCTGATATTAGAGAAATAATGAATAAGTATGTTGACAGAGAGGCTATGTTTGACCGCAATCTGATTAATAAATTGACGAAGATTTATGAAAATATGAATTGGGGTCAAATAAATCTTAACAAAAAAGTCAATAAGTTTATAAAATATTTGTAATTTTGTTTTATGAGTAGTAGCAAAGAGGTTATTGTGTCTTCTATAAAGAAGGTTTTTTTAAACCTTAAAGGAGTAGAAGATTATTATATTTTTTTGAACAATAAATCTAACAAGATAGAATTGTCTTCTTATGTTATAGCTCATAAAAGCGCAGTATTATCTTATTGCACTATCAAAAAAGATACTTTAAGTATAACCGATATCATCATTCGGGATCCAGAACGTCTCCTTAAATTTTTAGCCATTACAAATGAAAATTTAAAAATAAAGCAAGCAGATAATATTCTTCTTCTTGAGGATGGAGTTTATGAATCTGAATTTGTTCTATGCGATCC